GGGGCAGGTGACGGGCGCCTGGGACTTCAGCTACAACTCGCTGTACGCCCCGCTGTTTCCTGCGCCATCGCCAGAGCAGGTGGCCGCGCAGCAGCGCCGGGACGCGGAATGGGCACGCCGGCACGCCGAGCAGGCCAAGCGACGGCTGCGGGTTACCGAGCGGGCCGAGGCGCTGCTGCTGTCGCTGCTGGACGGAGCCCAGGCGCGCTCGTATCTCGAGGACGGCTGGTTCGAGGTGCGGGGCTCGGCGGGCGGCCGGTTCCGGATCAACCGGCGCGGCCAGGCCGGCAACGTCGATGAGCTCCCGGCCGAAGGCGGGCACCGGATCGCGTCGTACTGCATCCACCCGTCCGGCGGCTTTCCCGACGCGGACGCGCACGCCGCGCAGTACCTGGCCCTGGTCACCGATGAGCCCGGCTTCCGGGCGGTCGCCAACCGCACCCCGCGGCACCGGCTCCCGGCTGGCATGGCGGCCTAGCATGTGTCCATGGCCGAGACATGGTTCACGGCGCAGTTCCGCTGCCGTGAGGCGACCCACACGTACCTGAAAGCCCAGGCCCGCGAAGCCGGGATCTCCGTCACCCAGGCCGCGGGCATCATCCTGGACGAAGCCTGCCGGGAAGGCTGGGAGATCGGCCCGGTGATCGTGACCCGGCAGCCGTCCAGGGTCGTGACCCGGCTAGCTGAAGGACCCCCGCCAGTCCCGCAGGAGGGCGGGGAGCAATAACGTGATCATACGAGCGTTCGTACCTTAAACGGACAGAGGGCCACCCTCCGAAGGTGGAATGTGGGAGTTCGACTCTCCCCGAGCGCACCATGTGGCACATCTCGCTGGTGCGGGATGCGGTCTGCAAAACCGCAGTGGCCGGGTTCAACTCCCGGGTGCCACTCCACGACCCTGTAGCTCAGCTGGACAGAGCAACTGCCTCCTAAGCGGTACGTCGCGGGTTCGAATCCCTCCAGGGCCACCATGTGGTGCTCACGCTATGACAATATTTGCTGACGGCCTGGTAATATGGTGAAGCCCTTCGGGGCCTACCGCTGGTCTAGCGGAAAGTGATGCCTGTGGAGGGGACGTAAGACCTGGGTAAAACCAGGCACTGCCCCGGTGAAACAGGAATCCCAGTTGGTGACGACGGGAGCAGTCAACGAAGGTTCGACTCCTCACAGGATCTGAACCACGTGCCATCCGGCCCGTCAGCAAGTTCGCTTACTGGCGGGCCGGATGAGAATCGGTTTTCGAAGGTTCGATTCCTCCAGGCCCCACTAATCCTGGGGCCTCCGCACTGGCTGCGGATCCCTCCCTTACACGGAGGGAAACCCGGTCCTCGCACTTCGCTCGCCAGCACGCTTACTGACGGGCCGGACGGATGCCGGTTATCGGTCAACGGAGACGCCGGGCAACCGGTGCCTTTGCAAGCGGGTTCGATGCCCGCAACCCCAGCGCAAGCCGGGGCGCCGGTGCCCACCTATTCGCTCGTCAGCAGCTTCCCGCGGGCCGGGTGGCGGTCGCTTATCACCAGACTCCTAATCTGGCGCGATAGCGCTGCGGTCGCCGTATTTCGCTCGCGGGGCTAGGCCTGGCAGGCCGGACGAGAGTCGGTTATCGACAGAGGATCGAGTGGTTGCGGGCCGGGATCAAACCCGGTTAGGTTCGAGTCCCCGCCCTGGTCTCCGGACCGGGTAGCTCAACGGATAGAGCGCTAAAACGGCCGGTTCACACCTATTCGCTTGCCAGCATTTTTAGCACAACTAAATAAGTTCCCTGCGGGCCGGATGGCGGTCGGTTATCTTTACCATCCAACTCAAAGAGCGCGGCTCAGGCCGCACCGGTTGCCGGTTTTCGCTCGCAGGACTAACTGAAGACAGGACCCGCGGGCCGGACAGCAGTCGGTTATCCAACGGCAATGTGTGGCTGCGCGAGAGCGCACCGGTTGCTTAATTTCGCTCGCGGGCTCTGCCTTTATGATCAGGAGAGGAGCAGAGTCATGACGGATGCACTGGAGCAGATCAGGACCCGTGGTGCGACTACGCCACAGCGCGAGCAGGCGGACCCGCGGCAGGTGAAGAACCGGGCCGGCGGCTTCGTCTTCGAGATCTCCGAGCAGAACCGGATCAAGCGGTTCCTGACGCTGGGCGCGGAGTCCACGTACTACGCGGGCCAGCGGGAGATGACGCTGGAGAACGGCGGTGTCATCCTGGCCTGGGCGCGGGAGCACCCGGCGGAGCTGGTCGCGCTGGCGGAGGAGATCTCCGTTGCAGGCCGGGCGCCGCGGAACCAGCCGGCCCTGCTCGCAGTCATGGCTGCCATGTCCCTGGGCGATGTCAAGGGACGGCGGGCGGCCGAGCGTGCCTTCACCAAGGTCGCGCGGACCGGCACGCACCTGTTCACGGGCGCGAAGTACTCCGAGCAGTTCGGCGGCTGGGGTCCGGTCACCCGGCGGGCATTTGCGGGCTGGTACCTGGGCATGGATCCGGAGGCCCTGGCCTACCAGATGGCCAAGTACCGGCGGCGCCAGGACTGGACGCACGCCGACGTGCTGCGGATGGCGCACGCTAAGCCGCGGACGGATGACGGTACGCTGATGGCGGCGCACAACGCGCTGTTCGGCTGGGCGACCGGCCGGGACTACGACGCGACGCTGCTGCCGAAGTGGATCACGGCGTACGAGCGCGCCCGGGAGATCGAGCACGGCAACGCGAAGGCGTCCGCGAAGGCGTCCGCCTACGTGGGCCTGATCGGCGAGTACCCGGGCATCGCCTGGGAGATGCTGCCGGACGAGGCGACCAGCTCCGCTGAGGTCTGGCGGGCGCTGATCGACGCAGGCCTGCCGCTGGGCGCGCTGCTGCGGCAGCTGCCGAAGCTGACCCGACTTGGCGTGCTGGCGCCGATGAGCACTCACCTGAGTGCCGTCTGCGCGCGGCTGCAGGACCAGAAGGCGCTGGTCAAGGCGCGGATCCACCCGATTGCGGTACTGATCGCGCTGAAGACCTACGCCCGGGGCCGGTCGCTCAAGGGCGACTCGACGTGGACCCCGGTCCCGCAGGTCATCGACGCGCTGAACGCCGCGTTCTACCTCGCCTATGGCGCGGTGACGCCGGCTGGCAAGCGCATCCTGACCGCCTGCGACACGTCCGCGTCGATGACGTGGGACATCTACAAGCCACAGGAGGACTACCGTAAGCCGCGTGAGCTGATGTACCCGTTCACGGCGGTGGAGGTGGCCGGCGGCCTGGCCCTGGTCACCGCGAACACTGAGCCGGCCTGGGGCCTGTACGGCTTCGCTCACGCGGGGCTGTACCCGCTGCAGATCTCCCCGGCTCAGCGGCTGGATGACGTCATGGCCGCCATGCTCCGGCATGGTCACGGCGGCACCGACTGCGCCGCTCCGATGGAGTGGGCGCGGAAGAACCGGGTGGAGGTGGACGTGTTCCGCGTGATCACGGACAACGAGACCTGGTTCGGCTCGGTGCACCCGCACCAGGCGCTGGAGAACTACCGGCAGGCGCTGGGCATCGACGCCCGGCTGCAGGTGATCTCGATCACCGCGACCGGCACGTCGATCGCCGACCCGGCGGACCCGCGGCAGATCGATGTCGCGGGATTCGACTCCGACGTCCCGCAGCTGCTGGCTAACCACGCCAGGGGCGACATCTGATGGGAGCCCGTGCCCGGCGGGCGTCCCGCGAACGGAGGGAGCGCATGGCACGCGAGAGCCGCAGCAGCCCGGCAACGGACCGTTGCGGCCCTCGCGAGCCCCCGGTGCCGCCCCAGCGCCGTGATATGCGCTCTGCGGGCGTCCGGGCGTACGAGGACCGGCTAGGGCCGCTGCGGGGCTACCGGGGCGTGTACGCGCACCTGGACCCCGTAGAGCTGCCTTCAGGCCTCGTTCCGGGCACCCCGGAGATCGTGTCGGAACGGGACCTGCGCCTGGGGCGCCTGCGCGGCGCCAACGTGGACTACCCGGACGTCTACCGGCAGGCGTGCGACGCGGCGGTGTACTGCGGTCTCGCCGAGGAGGCGCTGAACCTGCTCGCGGAGCTGGACCGGCATCCGGGCAACCGGCTGCTCGTCCTGCAGCGCGCGGCGGAGCTGCGTCAGCGCCTGGACGGCATGGGAACCCCCTGAAGGGAGCGCGGCGGTGAGCGGCAGCCCGTCCCGCACCTTGCGGCTGAAGGTGCTCTGGCGGGACAAGTGGACCTGCCAGATGCCTGCCTGCCTGCGCACAGGCAAGGACGGGAAGACGGACCGGCGGATCAACCGGAAGCTGAGGGCGCCTGACCCGTGGTCCGCGACCGTCGACCACGTCATCCCGCGGTCGCTGGGCGGTCCCAGCCGGATGAGCAACCTGCGGGCCGCGCACCTGAAGTGCAACGGCGCTGCCGCGGCCGGGCTGCACGACGGGGTCCGGTCTCGCCGCAGGCCGCCCGGGTTCCGGCAGGAGCCCGCCGCGGTCGACGGCGCGGATCCGTGGGCGGCGACAGCGTGAGGCCCCCGTACCGTGCCTGCTGGTACCAGGCGCGGGCCGGGGGCCTGACGGGAACCTTCTGCCTGCCGAAGGGTGCTTCCAGGCTAGGGCATCATGATGCCGGCGGCCGGGTCAGTTGGGGCCGAACCTCGCTCCCCACTGCTGGCCGTTCGGGTGGGTGCCGTCGCTGAAGGCGCCGAGCGTCTGCAGGTGGATGGACGGGCGCGGGATGTCGAACGGGCTGTCGGTGTTCAGGTAGGTCCAGACCAGCGGGTGGGAGAAGTTGGTGGTGCTCCCGGCGATGACCGTGCCGAAGCCGGGCTTGTTGCCATCCGTGCCGAAGTGATCCACGATCCAGATGGTCTGCGCCGAGACGCCGCACGGCTCCAGCCTCAGGATGTTGCCCGCGACCGGGTGGGTCAGCCAGGTGCCCACGCACAGGTCCGAGTCGAGGCCCAGCGGGGAGTACTCGAGCTCGAAGGCCGGGTCGCTGCCGTAATGCAGGTTCACGGCCGCGCTGACCAGGCCGTCCACGAAGAGGTCATGCACGGTGCCCTGCTGGCTGTACACGAAGTCCTCGGCCGGGTCCTGGGTCGACCGGAACAGGATGAGGCGCTGGTGCTGCGCCCCGAACCCGCCGCCGATCGCGTCCATCTGGATGTGCCGGCCCCACTCGCGGGTGATCACGTTGACGCAGCCGGGGCCGCAGGACGGGGTTGCCGCGTGAGCGGCCGTCGCGGTGAGCCCGGCCGGGATGATCAGGGCCAGTACCGCGCCGATCGCCAGCACGATCTTCTTGATTCTGGACATCAAGGTCCTTTCCTCTGTTTCCAGGGGATTGCTCCCCCCTGCTGCATACGACGCCTGACCCCCCGGGCCGGTGTACGTCATGACCGGATCGTGACCTTCGGTTAGGTCATCTCGGTGCCGTGCGCGCTGCCGAGCCGCGGGTCCCAGTCGCCCGCGGGGTGCCGCCAGGCGAAGCAGGCCGGGCACAGCGGCATGGCCGCGGCCTGCTCGTACTCGTGCTGCGTGCCGGTGCCGAGCCAGTCGTCGTCCCGCCCGCGCATCACGGCCGGGCAGCCGGTCGCCTCGCGGTAGTGCGCGTACCGGCCCCGGCACCGGTAGACCCGCGTGCACGGCGAGGGGGTCGCGTACGCGGAACCTGAGCTGTACGCGTCGGCGCCCAGGGTGAGCTCGTCCCAGGTGAGTGACATGGTGCCTCCTGCTGTCTGGTCTCCTGTACATGAGTCGTGCGGGGGTAACAGCGTGCACCCCCTTGCAAGGCAGAGCCTCACTTGATAGGTGCCTGACACGGCCGGATCGTGACCTTTCATCTAGTGGATTCTCCGGCTGGCCGGATTTTGTTCACCCCCGGCCGGATTTTGTTCACCTCCTCATGTACGTAGTGCCAGGCAGGTCGCCCGAAATCAGCCTGCTGCTCTCTACAAGCCGCCAGGGGGCCGGGAGGTTGGGTCCGCCGGGCATTTTTCTTCCTGTCCTATGCTCCCGGCGCCGGCCCGGATGTTAAGCGGCTTCAGCACGCGGCCCCCGTCCTGGCTGGAGCCTGACTGGAGCGGGAGCCGCGTGCCGCTGGCGAGGCGGAGGGTGAAAGGAGCAAAGCCCCTCCTGACCGCCGGGCAGAGCGGCCCTCACTTAGACAGACGACGAGAAGGTGACGGGATTCACGGCCCCGGCTGAAGAATTTTCCGCGGGTGCTCACGCTCAGCCCCGCTCCGGGACTTGCAGAGCATGACAGGAGAACAGAAGCAGGCCCTCGTCCGCTGGCTCATCGAGCTCATCGACTTCGAGCTGTGGGAGATCCCGGACCCCGCGGAGCCCCCGCCGCATCCCGCTGGCGAGGGCTCCGCTCAGGGTGCCGGCGCGAACGTGCAGGAGGGGCACCAGGCTGCTCTGGCAGGAGAGCAGTACAGCAGCAAGCCTAGCGGATGGCACAGCCAGGCCCCGGGACGGTGGTGTGCCGGGGCCTGGCTGCGTCGCGCTATTCGACGTCCCCAGCGTACCAGGTAATCCGGTTGCGTATACCGCGTGAGACCGGTGAACATAAGCCCCGGAAGCTGGCTCTCCGCAGTCAGGCGCCTGGCGGCGTGATTCCAGGCCGGGGCACAGCACCTCCGTCCGCTTCGGCGGGCGGATGCAGGCCCCCAGCTGGTCCGGCTGCCTTTCGAGCAGCCAGTCTCGCCGGGGGTCTTGTGCTGTCAGAACATATTCGCAGCTCAGAGGAGGAAAGGGTGCGTGTTCTGCGCGATCTCCTGACAGGCCGGTAGGTCCCGTCAGGAGAGGGGGTGAACACACCCCATGCCCAAGCGCAAGGAAGGCAAGAAGAACCGCAAGCACAACCGGTCTCGCGCCAAGTGCGCCCGGTACGCCGCCCAGCACAGGCGGACGAAGAACAACCCGGCGCGCACCCAGCGGAACCCGGAGCGGACGCCAGGACGCAAGCGCAAGGTAAACAACGCGCCGCGTCCCCAGCGGGAAAGGTGATTCCCGTGAACAGCCACATCGAGGAGAAGGCCCGGCCGCCGTACCGGGCCTTCTCGCTGCCCGGCCGGTGCGCTGAGTGCAGCCGGGAGATCATGGACTGCCCGTGCGGGATCTGGTGGTGCGCCGGCTGGATCCACACGGCTAACCGGATCGGCGGCGGGTCGCATTTCTGCTACCTGGGCAACCCCGAGCTGATAGCGCGGGCACCCGGAGGGCTATGAGCGCGTACTGGTGCGCTGAGTGCGGGCTGCCCGGCGATATCCCGCTGGACCTGCCCCGCGGGCCGCTGCCGCGGCTGGTGTTCGCCTGCTGGGCCTGCTGCGGGCCGGTGGTCAGCTGGCCGCAGCTGCAGTACTGGAACAACCTGCCATTCCAGGCCCTGCTGAACGAGAGACTGGCCCAGCTCGAGGCCGGCGAGGGCGTGGAGCTCGCGGAGTTCGGCCCGGGGGTGAAGTTCGCGCCCGGCGCCGCCGCGGACTACCTGCTGCTGCAGGCGCTGGGTGAGTTATCCTGGCGCTACTCCCAGGGCGCGTAAGCGAGTCGGACTGCCTTGAACCCGGCCGGGCGAGATGTAGGCGCGGCGAGACGGACCGGGAACCACCTGGTATCCACTGGCAGATCACCAGCAGGAGATCCGGGGAAGCCCGCAGTAGTTGACCCTGGGAGCAGATCGCATTCACGGGACACGGCTGGTCACTGCTGGACACCGTACGGTTGCTCGCTGTACGGTGCTGGTAGAGCTGCCCGCCAGGACAGCCTGGTCGCCTCCCGGAGCGGCGCGGGTACACGACGGCGGCTCTGCACGGATTCCGGGCATGCGTTACGAGCGTTATTAATTCGTCCGATCGAGGCCCCGGCAAGTCCCGGCGCGGCTAGGAGCAGGATCCTTCCGCGGTTATTCCGCCGGGCACGGGGAGCCCGGAGGGCTTGCACCCCCGAGGGCACCAGACTGGGAGGCTAACTCCCGGCGCGGCGAGTCGTGGAGTACCCTGCCCGGGGACGGCCCGCCCGGCCGGGACACTGGCCCCGGACCACGCTACGGTTGCAGGATGCAATCCCCGGCGGGGCCGCCGATCGGTCTTCGCTCAGGCCCGGCTACGCATAGCTGGTGCTTATCACCCATTCATGCGCAGTCAGCTAGCCTGCCGACTCCGGGTCCGGCGGGTACTCCCGGGTCATCGCGCCGAGCACCCGGTACAGCGTCGCCTGCGGGTAAGCCCGGGCAATCGCAGCCTCCGCCGCGGCGTGCCAGTCCGGGCTCAGTCCGGCATCCGGCAGGTGCAGCGCGCGGATCCGGGCCTGGCCGCAGCGGAACCCGGTCTCGCCGATCAGCGTCTTCCCGGACCCTTCAATCACCCCGAGCACGGGCAGCAGCGCGCCCATCGAGTGCCGCGGCGGCACGTCCCAGTACGCCCAGAACCCGCAGCTGCAGGCCTCTTCGGGCACGCCTTCCTGACGGTGCTCCGGCGCGCCGCCGGCCAGGTCGCCGATGCACCGCGCGGTGAGCAGCCCCGGCCCCCAGGCGTCGTGCATGCCGCGCAGCTGGCCGGGATCCCAGCCCCGGCGGCTGCACGGCGGGATCGCCTCATCCGGCCGCGGCAGCGCCCACCAGCGGTACCCGGTGACCGATCCGATGGCGAAGCCGGGCTCGGCTGCCCCGCCCTGGCCCGCGAATCCCGGCTCGCCGCGCCAGGTCCGTGGCGCGGTCTGTGCGCTCCTGCGCCTCGCGAGCTCGGGCGGCAGCCGGGTGACCGACACGGTGAGCATCGGCTGGCCTTCCGTCATCCGCAGGCTGTCCCGCAGCCACCCGTCGCTCATGCGGGCACGGCCTCCGGGTCCGGTGCCGTGGCAGGCGCGGGAGAAGGCTCTGCGAGCGGAATGTCATCCGGCATCGGCTCGAAGATGATCGTGCGCCTGATTTTCTTGATGTCACCCATGAAAAGTCCCTTCTGACCTGGGATTTAGCTTACCTCTATTTCCTGCGTTAACCCTGTCATCCGCATTTTCCGGAATGTCCATAAACTATTCCGCCGGGCTATTCCGCGCGTTACAGTGACGGCATGCTCTGCGCCGTGGTCCTGCTGATGGCCTCCGCCTGCCCGGAGGCGCCCGCGGACAGCCCGACGCGGTGCGTAATGGACGTGATTATCTGCGCCGACCGGGAGCAGGCAGCCCGCATCGTGGCCAGCGTGCCCGGGTGGACCTCGCCGCACGTCCTGCCGCTGAGCGACGCGGCCGACTTCGACCCCGGGCCGTGACGCGCTGCCAGTGATACGCTACTGCCAGTAATTACACGGCGACAGCGCGTGCGCAGGGGCGACCGCCGGGAAAAGGGGCAGGGCGATGAGTCACCGGAACAGGTGGCTGGCCGGGGCACTGGTACTGGCTGGGGCACTGGCCGCCGGAGCGGCACCTGGCATGCCGGCCGGCGCGACGACGGCGAAGCGGGTCCCGGTTGAGCAGATCTGCACGTTCCAGTCGAACAGCGATCACTGCATTAACCGGCACGCGGGCGGCACCGCTACCGGCACGCCGCTGGACGCCTGGCACAACGGCTCGAACGACAACGACTTCACGTTCTTCCAGCAGTTCAGCTGGTGCGGCGAACCGGCGTCGTCCGGAACGGCGAAGGCGGCATCCTGTGCCCGTTCCGCAACGGCTCCGGGCTGAACGCGCGCTACGACGGGCGCCCGATCGTCGGGATTGTGCGGGACAGCGACTTCGGCCGCTGCGCCGTGATCCCCGGGTTCAACAGCAGCCCGGGCGTCGCGCTGGGCAACTGCGGGGACCAGGGCTACGCCTGGGTGGACACCGCGTTCAACAACGTCGTGTCCATCGGCCAGTCGAACTGGTGGTGGGACAACCACGGCCATCCCTCCAACGTCCCGTGGTGGCTGTTCGACCTCGGCGTCGGCAACCAGCTGATCGTCAAGAACGACTCCACGTACACCTGGGGCTGCGCCCCGCCCGGCGCGAAGGGCTCCTGCTGACCCGCACGGCGCGGCAGCCGGACGGCAGCGCCTGCCAGTGCTACCCTGCAGGTAACACGCAGTAGCGAAAGGGGAACGCCATGTACGCGAACGGGAACAGCTGGGGATCCAGTGCGGCCGGGGTCCGCGAGGACGGCGTCGAACGGCCCGGCAACACCTGGCTGTTCACGGCCAGGGCCATCGGCAACAAGCACGCGATTGGCGATATCTGACTGCCCGCAGGCGCCAGGCACAGCGCCCTGCCCGGTGATGACTGACCGGGCAGGGCGCTGTGCTGTAATGAGCTGGTGAGCACCCCGGGCACCCCGCCGGTACCGGGCTGGCTGGATGAGATGCCGCTGGACACCGCGGAGCACGTCTGGGCCGCCTGGCGCATGATCGGGCACCCGAGCATCCGCGGGCACCTGCGCCAGTTCGACGGCTACACCCCCGACGAGATCACTGCGGTCCTCGAGGTGATGCGCCGCCGGATCCGCCGGGCAGCCTGGGAGCACAACATCCTGCTGAACCGTCTCTGACGCTGCCCGGGCGTGTCGTTACCTGATCGTTACGCGAAATGCGTGGGTTCCGCGCGGGGACGCGACCTACAGCGGACTATAAGCCTGATGTGAGCGACGATGAGACCTATAACCGGATGACCATCGAGGAGCTGATCGAGGCCAGCTCGCTGGGCAGTGCCGGCGCGCGGGCGCTGCGTGCCCGGACCCCGCTGCACCTGCGCGACCAGGCCGCCGCCCGGATCCGCGACCTGATCCCGGAAAACCGCAAGCCCCCGGATGCGCGGAAGCCTCAGACCGCGCGTCCGGGGGCTGGCTGGCCGGCAGGGGGTGCGCCGGAGCTGACCCTGCCTGGTTGTGAGGAGCCCGCCCGATGATCGAGAGCAGGTGCCTCGGTGCTGGCCGCGACCACCCCTGGTGCGTACCGATTGCGACCATACCACTGCGTGGCGTTACCTGTCACCCCCCGGCGGTAGCATGAACGGCAGGCGGCGCGAATGTCCGGCCAGCCGGAGATTTCAGCTCATGGCCTGCTGAAGCAGCGCCCTGATCTCGGCGCAGCGAGGGCAGCCCGGCTCGAGGACCAGGACGACGGCGCTGACACCGTCCGGCGACTCCTCGCCCTGCTCCATCCGGACCTCATGATCATGCGCGGCAGCCATCCGCCGAGGATACCGCATGAGACAGAGCAGAGGCCCGTCGCGCCAACGACGGGCCTCCAGTGGTCCGGGCTAGCAGACCAGGCTGTCCAGCTCCCTAGCAGCGGGCTCGCACCCATCTGCCAGGATACCGCTACCGCGCGAACAGCCCCCGGTACGCCTGGCCCCATTCCTGCCAGTGGTCCTCGATCAGGTGCCGGCGGGCCATCTCCCGGGCTGCCTCGCCCATCTTGGCGCGCAGCTCATCGTCGCCGGCCAGCTCGCCCAGGTACCGGATCCAGTCGCGGTCGCGGCGGACCAGGAACCCGTCGACCCCGTGGGTGATCACCGCGCGGTACGGCTCGATGTCGCTGGCGATGACCGGGATGCCGCGGGCGCCGTACTCGATCGCCTTGATCGCCGACTTAGAGATCGAGAACGTGGTCGGGTAAAGCGGGCACAGGCCGATGTCGAAGTCGATGGAGGTGTAGTACTTCTGCGGGTTGGCGTACACCGGCACCCACGGGACGAAAAACGCCCGGTCGGCCGGCGCGCGGATGGTATCCCGGTAATCCGACCCGTTCAGCTGCAGGTCCCAGTTCCCGAACCGGCGCAGGAACCAGCGCACGGGCGAGGCCACCTGGCCTATGTCGATGCCGTGGGACGCGCCGCCCTGCCAGCCGACGCGCAGCCGGCCCCTCCGCCGGGCCGCGTCCGGGTTCCGGGGCAGCGTCGTGGCCCAGCCTGGCACGCAGTTGGGCAGCACGGCGACGCGGGGGCTGAACTGCCGTAGCACCTGCGCCAGCGGCTCCGTCGATACGGTAACCAGGTCGGCGGTCTCGGCCGCGTGCTCCACCGCGTCGCGGATGTCCGGCTTGTTGTACAGCTGATAGGCGTTCCAGTTCTCCGGCGTCACCGACCACAGATCATCATCCAGCTCGTACACGAGGCGGCTGAACGGGGTGCGGGCGCGACGCCAGACACCCAGGCCGCCGTGCTTGTTCCACCGCTGCGCCACGATCACGTCATAGCCCTGCAGGTCGTCCAGCGTGACCGAGACCGGGTGCCCGTCGTCGCCGGCGTCAGCGAAGTGCACCTCGTGCCCGCCGTACCGGGCCAGCGCGTCCAGGGGCACCTTCATCCGGTACCAGGCCTAAAGCGCACCCGGAACCACCGTCGTGGCCTGCGAAGATCCGCAGAGGTGCAGGATTCACCGGCATGTTACCGATCCTTTCTGCTCACGGCCGCTCCCGGTCAGCCAGGGCAGCGAGCCGTCCCCGCTCGCGCTGCAGGTACCAGATGGCCTTGGCCAGGTCCTGGTCCGCGTTCTCGCCGGGCTTGAGGCCGTGCCGCCAGGCGTACTTGACCGCGGCCCCGACGTTGTAGCTCATCGCCTCGATGACGTCGATGCACTCGATCTGCTCACCGCAGGCGTGGCAGTCCGCGCCGAGGCTGTTGTAGTGCGCCGGGTGGTGCACGGCTTCCCCCGGTTTCAGGCGCTCTGCCTGATCCAGCACCGAGCTCTGCGTTCCGTCCAGGTGGACGACTCCGGTGACCTTCGTCACGGCCGCAGCAGCACGTTAGCGGGGGTAGCGACCAGCAGGCCGGACCCGCCGAGCGAGTCGCCCAGGTCCTTGATCAGCCCGGCCCAGGCCAGGATGTCGGCCTTGGGCAGCTGGATGGTCAGCGTGGTGGTCGGGGTCCGGAAAGTCAGCACGCCGAGCGCGCCGTTGACCCCGGTGCACATGACGGCCGGGCCGGGCTGCAGCAGCGTGTTGGCCAGGTCGACGGGCGCCGGCATCCCCGCGTCCGGGGTGATGGGCATGGTCATACGATGGTCTCCTCATGGGCGTATGATGGTCGCATGTCAGTCGGCAGGAACTCCCGGCTCGAACGGGTCACGGTCAACTTCGTCCCGCGCACGTCCCGGGCGTACCGGCTGGGGATGCAGCTTTCCGGCGATACCGCGACGGATGTCATCAACCGGCTGGTGCAGGAAGGCGCGTACCTGGAGTGGGTCAGCTCCCTGCCCGGCGGCGAGCTCTGGTCGCGTGAGCCCGGTGAGCCCTGGCCTGCCCGGCTGCGGTTCAGCGCCGGCCCGCCTGGCGACACGGTGCCGGTCCTGTCGTTCTCCGAGGCGCTGAAGCGCGCCGCCGCGGACTGGGAACTGGCGCCCGACGCGGCAACCGGCGGCGGGGACGGGGATCCCCCGGCGTAGCTCATGGCGCGGGCCGGGCCAGGTCGGTCGCGGTCGCGCGCTCGGCGCCGTCCGGGAACGCCTGCGCCTGCCCGGGGATAAGCCCGTGCGGGTACGGGTCCTCCGGCTCCGGGTCCGGGCCTGCGCCGCGCCAGACAGAGGGCCACGCGTCGCAGGTATCGGCGTCGACCCGGACGTACGGCACCCCGGCCCGGATCCAGGACCAGACCAGCTCCCAGTCCTCGTACGGGCCGCTGCCCCATTCCACGGGCTGGCCGCCGACCTCGCGGCGGTGCATGATCATCGGCGTGCCGACGTTGCCCAGCGCGAGCTCGCCGTGCCCGACCGACTGGTCCACCGAGACGCCCAGCACGCCGTGCTGGAGCATCCGCGACACCGCGAAGCCCGCCTCCGGGTTCGCGTCGAGCGCCGCGGCCAGCCGGTAGCAGTGATCCGGGCGCAGCGAGTCGTCATCGTCGCAGTAGGTGCGGTACTCCCCCTCCGCCAGCTCGAGCCCGGCGTTGCGGGCGGGGCCGCCCCAGTGCAGCTCCTCGTCGTGGACGGGCAGCTCGCGGTACCACAGGTCCTTCCAGCCGTCCAGCCACGGCATCGACAGCTGGGCGGCCAGCTCCGGGTCCGGGCCGTCGCTGACCACCACCTGCTGCACCCGCGGGTAGCCCTGCGCCTGCACGCTGGGGATGCACCGCCGCAGCAGCATCTTGTATCGCTGCCAGGTCGGGGTCACTACGGTGACGAGCGGCATCTCCTCTGTCATTCCAGCACCCTCCGCTCCGCGATCACGGTCTGGCTGCCCTCACGCCGGAGGATGAGCTCTACCCGCTTCCCGTCCAGCTCGGGCGGCGCGTTGTCGTCCTCGAACAGCACCTCGCTGCTGCCCGGCTCACTGCGCAGCCGGATGCCCAGGTCCGCCAGCCGCAGGCCGTCCGGCAGGTACGACGGGTCCAGCCCGGCCAGCAGCTCGTCGGAGACGCGCACCCAGTACGCCGCGCTCACCGCGGCATCCAGGGCGGCTTGAAGATCCGCACCCGCAGCCGCCACAGCGCGATGTACAGCGCGTCGTGATCGCGGAACAGCAGCCGGCGCCGGGACGTCCCCGCCAGCCAGATCCGGTTCTGCTGTTTCCCCCAGCTCACGATGGTGACCGTCACAGCAGCTCCTGCGGGGGCAGCGCGTCCAGCCGGATGACCTGCGGCTCCTCGCGGGCGGCGTCGCACTGGTCGTGGTCGTGCGGCCCGGCTTGATGGCTGTCCGTCCAGTGCCGCCTGCCGCCGTCATCCAGGGCGTAGCAGTAGATCCGGGCTACCGGCACGTCACCGGGCTGGTGGTAGAACTCGGCCCGGTACATCTTGTGCGCGGGCAGGCCGTTGTCCTTCAGCCAGGCGGCCCGCGCCAGGAAGGCCCCGCGGAACCAGGCCTCGTCGGTGGCGTCCCAGACCGCGACGGGGGCGATGCGCTCGGTCACGGCGGCTCCCAGGGCCATTCGTCGCACGGGCCGTCGTGGCCGTACGGCTGCTCGCAGATCGCGGCGTGCCGCTGCGCCAGGCAGGTCCCGCACCAGCGGACGCCGGGAGCGACCAGGCAGCGCTGCCCGCAGTCCGCGCAGCGGATCTCGATTTTCCAGCCGTGCGGCAGGTTCACTCCCATAGCCGCCCCGGCCGCTTCGGCTTGACCGGCGGGTGCCAGTTCCCGGTGGCCGGGTCGTGGTCCAGCATCCAGCCGACGTCCCCGGTGCCCGGGTCGTACCACCAGTACCGGCCGCACGGCGAGCAGTGCCCGGCAACCGGTGCGTCTTCCATGTCGACGTGGCGCATCCCGTCCCAGTGCACCGGGCAGATGCCCTCGGCGACCGCGGCGACCTCGTGCGCGTACTCCGCCCGGTACGCGGCCAGCCGCTGCTCCACCCCGTCCCCCGCGAGCACGTGCACCGACCCGGGCTCCAGCTTCGGGCGTCCGCGGGTCACGGACTCGGCGCACTGCGGGATCCATTCAGGCGGCCCGGCGCAGCTCATGGCGTACCTCCTCGCGGCATGGGCGTCCCGTCGAACGGCGGCCGGGACCAGAACGAGCCAGCCTCGTCCGTGGCCGGGTCGTGCCACCAGTACCGGCCGCAGGTCTCGCAGATCCCAGCGGTGCTGCCGTCGCCGGTATCGGCCAGGCCCAGCTTCGTGCCGTGCACCGGGCAGGTTCCCGCCGCGACCGCACCTGCCACGTGCGCGTGCACTGCCCCGCTCATGGCGTCCTCGTTCCCGCCAGCGTGGCCCGGTGCGCGTGCAGGGCCTGCCGGACGCCGTGCTCCAGCGGGATCTTCGCCGGGCAGAAGGCGTACAGGGCTTTGGGGTCAGCCACCCGGTAGGGCACCCCGGACGGCGCGGACGGCACCGGCTCGAAGACGGGCGCGTACCCGGCCGTCGCGCAGAACACCATCGCCAGCTGGAGCATCGAGCAGGGAATGCCGGTGCCCAGGTTGACCGGGCCGGGCGTCTCCGCGGCGATCATGGCCATGACTGCCGCGATGATGTCGTCCACGTGGATGAAATCGCGGACCTGCTCGCCGTCGCCCCAGATCATGAACGGGTCCTCGCGGCGGGCTGCCCGGCCGGCGAACGCGCCGAACGGGTAGGTCTCGTCCTGATCCGGGCCGTAGCCGGAGAACGGCCGCACGACCGTCACGGCGCCCCCGTCGTCGCGGTAGAGCCGGGCCAGGTACTCCCCGGTCGCCTTGGCCCAGCCGTACAGCGCGTCGGGCCGGCCGAGGGGGTCGGTAGCGCCGGTCCCGGCGTCGCCTTCCTCGAGCCGGCGCTTCAGCCCGGCCGCCTGCAGCCGCACCGGGTAGACCGCGGCGGAGGAGAAGTAGACGACCCGGCCCGGCTTCGCGCGGCGCGCCCAGGAGAACAGCCCGGCGTCCAGCTCCAGGTTGACCGCCTGGCGCAGCGGGTCGTGCTCGATCACGTGCCGCCCGCCGACCACCGCGGCGGCGTGGATCACCAGGTCCCAGCGGAAACGGCTGCCGTCGTCGCGGCGGAAGAACCCGCGGGCGTCGCACACGGTAGTGTAGCCGCCGGGGGTCACGTCGATCCCGCTGACGGACCAGCCGGCCTCATGCAGGTGCCGGGCGAAGTTCCGGCCGATGAAACCGGAGCTCCCAGTGACCAGGGCTGTCCTCATTGCGTCAGGTCCGTGGTGCCGAGCATGTCGCACATGCGCTCGTACAGCTCCTCCGCTTGGGGCTTAGTCATCGGCGCATCTACGGAGAACTGCGCGACGAGGACGTTCGTGGCACCGTTAGCCTTAACTTCCCAGGCACTCGGAAAATCCGGATCAGGATCGAGGAAGATCCCCATGACCTGATCCATGTTGATCGCGGCGCCGTGCTTATCGAGAATCCACATGATCGCTCCTCGTGGCGAAGACGGCCTGGAAGCGCTGCTGCCGGAACTCCCCGCAGTGCATGGCTCCGCCGCCGTCGCATTCGGCCTGCGTGATCACGTCCCACCCGGCTGCAGTGATCATCGCGGCGTAGCCTTCGAGGTCCCAGGCCCAGGCATGGTGCTCGTAATGCCAGCTGCGGTCCTCGGCTGAGGGCGAGGTCAGCACGAGCAGCCGGGCCGGGATCCTGGCGATGAACCCGTGCGGGTCAGCCAGGTGCTCGATGACCTCGCAGCAGGTGACCAGCTCGCCGTACTCCAGGCCGGGAGCCAGGATGTCGGCCTGGCGGACGTCCAGCTCCCTGGCCCGCGCGACGAGCACGTTCTGCTCCCCGGCGTCGTAGCCCCAGGTGCGGACCGAGAACACCCGGATGGCATCGAGCAGGCTGCCGTCGCCGCAACCGAGGTCGGACAGCGTGGCAGGCTGGTGGCTGCGGATGATGTTCGCGATAAGCCCGGCTGCCATGGCGGTGCGCTGGGCGTGCCCGGCCTGCAGCGCCGGGGATACCCACGGGTGCCCGCGGAAAAACGGCAGGGTGCTGTACCAGGGCGGGCTGGCCGGGCTGAACAGCCGGTACTCAGTCACCGGACAGGACCCCCTCGGTGATGACCCGGCACCGCTCGTGCACCACTGTCTCGCCGCGGACCTCGCAGCTGATCGCGCGTCGCTCCGGGTCGTAGTGGCTGACCAGCCGGAACGTCCCGGGCGGGGCGTCCGGCGTCACGATGATGGTGACGGCTAGCAGCTCCGCGATAACTCCGGCGTCGTGAAACAGGGACCCGGGCAGGGCCGGAGGCGAGGGAGGCGGCAGGGATGCCGCGAGGGCGTCGGCGACATCGCGGGCGCAGAGCAGCTGCTTGTCCCCGGGTGTCCGCGCGGCACGGCTCAGCTGCTCCGTCAGCTCATCCAGCGTGGTCATGCCGCCGCTCCCGTACCTAGCGCCGCCAGCAGCCTGGCCCGGTCGCCGGGGCTGTCCGCGGTAGCCTCCCAGTCCGACGCCCGCCAGGCGTCCCAGCGGATCTTGTCCGCCTCCATCTGGGCCGGGCTGCACCCGGAGGCCTCGTAGCTCGCGTCCATGTCCGCCTTACCCGCGGCCGGGTGCCGGTGCTCGATGAGCACATTCGGCAGGTACGCCAGGTTGTCCAGCGCCCGCCCGAGGGTCAGCCAGAAGTCATCGATCCACAGGTGCTCCAGCGGCGGCGGGCTCATGTAGCCGAGCACCCGGACGATGTCGGCGGTCAGCACGCACGCGGTGGGCAGCCGCTGCGACTGGAACAGGTCGTTGCCGTAAGCCAGGCCCGGCCGGCCGTCCAGCGCGCCGCACAGCGCCCGGTCCCACCCGGGGGTGCGCGGCCAGTGATCGTCGCCCATGAACCCGAGCCAGGTGTGCCCGCCCGCCAGCAGCCGGGCCGCGCGGTTGAGCACCGGCCCCATCCGCCGCGGGCCGCCCGGCTGCGTGATCATGATCATCAGGTCCGGCCAGGTGATCTGGTGGAACTCGTCCAGGTAGCCGTCCAGCGCGGGATCATCGTGATCGAGCAGGAAGTACGGGACCGTGAACCCGGGAGTACTGGTGTCCCGGATCTGGTGCGCCAGCTTCGCGGCCTGGCGCGGGCGCCCCCGGGAGGGCACCAGCAGGGCCAGCTGACCGGACACGGGAACTCCCAGCTCATGAGGGATCCCGGCTCCGGCGGTGGACCGGCCGCGGGTGCTGTGCTAAGCGTAACGCCGGCGGCTCCGGCCTGTCAGGGCTCCGGGCGGCCCATGTCGATCCAGTCCTGCCAGGTGGCCGGGCCGGGGTCGACGGCGTAGCAGATGTCGGCCCACTCGGCGTCCAGCCGGTCCTCGTCATCCATGCCTGCCGGTAACGTCGCACCATGCCCGCACGTCCGGCCGCTGTCGTTCCTGACTGCGCTGAGCCGGACCGCTGGCATGACCCGCCCGGGGGGCAGCCGGCCGCTTACTGGTACCGGTACCGGGGCCAGGACGGGCTTGACGGCCTGGTCCGCGTGCTGTGCGCGGAATGCTGCGCGCGCTACCGGGTGCACGAAGGCGAGCCAGGCATCCCGGCCGCGACGTACATCTGCGTGCTGCTCGATGCGAACACCCAGCAGCCGGTGCTGTAACGTCACCCTCACGGCCGCGTAGCCACGCCGGCGAACACCAGCAGGTCCTCGATCCCGAACTGCCCCCTGGCAGGCGCTACGGGCGGCTCGGGCAGCCACCGCCTGCTCGTCTTCGAGTTGTCGTGCAGCAGGCCGTCCTTGTCCGCGGTCATCGAGCCGAGGAACGCGTCCGCGACGATCCGCGCTCCGGTCCGGCCGAGCGCCAGCCCGCCGCCCAGCTCCGCCTCGCGCAGCAGGTAGTACCACAGCGGGGTCCCGGCGCTGAAGCCGGCGCTGACGGCGCTGTCGTCAACGGCGTCGGGCAGCGCGTCGCCGGGCGCGATCACGGCCTCGCCCAGCCTCGCCGACAGGTCCTGGCCGCTCGGCAGGCCGTAGAAGAACCCGCGGAGCAGGTTCCGGAACGGGAGCACCTGGCTGCCGGACGGCTCAGCCCCGGCCGGACCGCCGATTGGCAGCGTGAACAGGCCGCTGCTGATCAGCGTGTCGATGAACCGGGGGTTGTTGAAATGCGCAGCATTCTCCGGCCGCTGCAGCGGCAGCACGAAGTTCCCCCAGTCGATCTGGCGTCCGGCCGGGAGCTGCCGTCCGCCGTGCAGGTCGGCGTCGGTCCCGTTGAACACCTGCAGTTTCCCGGTCGCCGTGGTCAGCTCGTAGGCCTTGCGGACCATGCTGTGCCCGAACCGGTACGCGGCGACCTGCATCTCCACCGGCACCAGCGGCGCGTTCGGGTTGCCCGGCTTGTACAGCGACGGGATGGTGCCGTCCAGCAGCCCGGAGACCACGTCCGCGCCGCAGATGTGCGGCAGGAACTGGTGGATGACGATCCACTGGTAGTACCGGCGCACGGTCGCGTAGGTGTCCGCGAAACTGCCGTTCAGCGCATCGGCAACAGCGTTGTGGAACTTCAGGAACGCGACGTGCACCTGCGCGATGACCTGGTTCTCGTCGTTGCGGTGCTCTACCAGGATGGCGGTGCCGTCCGGGTTGCGCGGCAGGTCGCGGACGCCGTTCGGGTTCGGCTCCTGCAGCAGGAAGTGAACGCCGTCCGGGGCGTACAGCTGCGGCGACACCGATGGCCCGCCGCCGTAGACGGATGAGAGGTCGAACCGGAACGACTCGAAGTTCTGGACGACGGACCCGGCCGGATCGAGCAGGTTGCCCTGGTTATCGCGGCCGAAGAACGCGGTGGGCTGGGGCGCCAGGTCCAGGAAGTTGTCGTGATCCACGAACTGGCCGAAGTAGGTGAATACCGAGCCGAAACTGCCCACCTGGTCGCGGTTGCCCGGCCCGGCGGTGACGTTCGGGTCCAGCAGGGAGGTGGCCAGCGCCATCAGCTCCCCGGTGGCGACCCCGGCATCAGGGTCCGGGGCGAACGGCGCCAGGTCCGGGAACTGGAACGCCATGTTGGCGAGCATCTTGCCGCCAGTCGGCACGGCGCCTGGCGGATCGCCCAGCCGGCGGGCGCCCGCCTCGTACGCGAGCGGCCCGGCGATGGCACGGCCGCCGCCGGGCAGCAGGGCGACCGCGGTGCCGGCCGCGGCGCCGATGAAACCGAGGCGCAGCAGCTGGCGCCGGTCCAGTTCGAGTGCCATGAGGAGCCCTCCCAGGCAGTATCAGCAGGAATCAGGTCCAGAGCAGCGACAGCATGTAGATCGCCAGGCCGGCCGCGACGAACGTCGCCCAGACGGCGCGCGGGGCGACCACCCAGGCGACAACCGCGGCGACGGCGAACAGGATGAACGCGATCAGGATGAGCACGCCGTGCGCGCCAGACACGGAAAATGAGGACGCGAGGACCATGACGGCCTCCTAGATGGTGATCACTTCGGTCAGGACATCGGAATTGCCGCCGGAGTCGGTGACGGTCAGCTGGGCGTCGTAGTCGCCGTGGCCGCTGGGCAGCCGCCAGGAGCAGGTCACGCCGCTGCGGGTGACGGAGTTGTTGAACAGCCAGGCGTACGTGGTGATCGTCTCGCCCTCGCCGGGGGTGCTGGCCGAGGCGTCGAACGTCACGTTGTCCTGGGTTGCCGGCTCCGGCGGCGTGTAGCTGAACGCGGCGGTGATCTTCGCGGGCGCGGCCGGGGCCTCGTAGGTGAACCCGCCGGGCAGTGCCGCCTCGCCGCCCGGAGCGGTGACCGCCACGTCAGCCGGGCCTGCCGCGCCGGGCGGGGTCAGGCAGGTCAGGTGGTTATCGGAGACCACCGCGACGGAGGCAGCCGCGGCGCCGGCGAACGTGACCGTCGTGACGCCGCCCGGGGCGAAGCCGGCGCCGTACACGTCCGCGTGCTCGCCGCCGTCCGTGCTGCCGTGGTCCGGGCTCACCCCGGTCACTTCCGGCACCGGAGGCGGTTCCGGCAGGGGCTCCGGCGGCTCGGTGTCCGGCGGTGCCGCCCCGATGTGCGCCAGGTCGCCGTTCCACGCCCCGGTCGTGTAATGGCCGTACCGGGATGCGGCAGCCCCGGCATAGGCGCGGTCGCCGTTGGCCGCGCTGGCCTGCCCGCCGGACACGCCTCAGACCACCAGGTTGGCGTAGCTGATGTTGGCCAGGTCGGCGTTCTTGACGGTGGACAGTTCCTTGCCGGCCGGCTGCGGCTGCGGGCTCGGGTTGCCCGCGTTGGCCTTGCCGGAGTTGCCGTTGTGCGAGTTGTTCGCCATGTCAGGTCTGCTTCCACGGCCCGGGGCCGTCCTCGAACGAGCCGGTTACCTGCCCGGAAGCCAGGTCAGCCGGGCCGGAGCCGTCATCGACGGCCTCCCACCCGGCGACCTCGGCGCTGTCGGTGGCGTCCCAGGGCTGGCCCTGCACCTGCGGGCCGCCCGGGGCGATGCCGCGCGGCGGCTTGATGGTCATCGCGCCCTCCTCAGCCGGACGGGGCCGGCGCGCGGCCGGGTCCGGCAGTCGCGGTCCTGGTCCAGCTGGCGGTTCCGGACGGCAGCGAGTGCGACGGCTCCGGGCGGCCCGTGTCGCCGACCGGGATGACCGGCCCCATCTCCACGTTCGGCTCGTCCTGCTCGCTGGCCGCCGGCAGCGGGTTGACCGGCACGGAGCCCGGCGCGGACATGGCCTTGGGCCGGCCGGACATCATGTTGCCGCCCGCCTGGCTGGTCACCCACATGCTGTCCTCGGCCAGGCGGCTCAGGTCCTGTACCATGACGGGCCTCGCCTCAGCCGCCGCCGCGCATCCGGCCGCCGCGCATGACCCGGCCCTGCCCGGCGCCGGTCGACATCGGCGCGTTGCCCGCGATGCCGGGCATCTTCGGGTTGCCGCCGTAGCCGGAGCCGGCCTGGGTCCAGTCGTCCTGGCCGTCGATGTCGCCGCTGACCGAGTCCGACTCGTACGTGCCGGTCAGGTGGCTGCCGGGCCGGGTGAAGCTGACGGACGTGCCGCCGCCCCCGCCGCCCGCGCTCGCCCCGGTCGTGCCGGGCGCGCCCGTGCTGTTGGCCTCGGCCGCGGTGGTGTGGCCGAGGTCGTTGCCGACCAGCTGGCCGGCCTCCACGGTCGGGTCGGCACTGGCGCCGGCGCCGCCGGAGCTGCCGGGCGCCCCGGTGCCTGCGGGCAGCGGGCCGCCGAAGATGCCGTGATCGTTACCGGGCGGGTACTGGCCCGGCTGGGTGGTGTCCTCGCCGCCGCCGGTACCGGACCGGCCGCTCGCCGTGGCCCGCTTGGCCCCGGAGTATCCAGGATGCGTCATCAGGAGCTCTCCTCGTCTCGAGCCCGGCTCCTGACGGCCGCGGGCAGCGCGCTGTCTCTTCTACGGTACGCCTTACAGCCGGCCGCCGTACTTGCTCATCAGGTCCGCCTTGGTCATGGCCGCGGCGGCCTCCGGGTTCGCGCCGCGCAGGACCGCGTAATCGATCCAGCGCTGCTTGACGTCGTGCGGCGCGGGCGGCTCAGGCTCCGGCTCGGGTTCCGGCTCCGGCACGGGTTCCGGTCCGGGTTCGGGCGCGGTCTCGCCCGGGACCTCCGCCACGGGCGAGACCTCGGTGACCGGGGAGACCTCGGGCGGCGGCACCCCGGGCAGCTGCTGCGTTCCGGGCACGGGCGCGGCGGCGGTCCCGGCCCCGGGCTCGTGCTGAGCCGGGACCTCCGCCTGCGGGGCAGGCCCGGCGGATGTGCCTGCCCCGTGCCCCGCCGGGACGGCGAGACGGCCGGCGATGAGGTCCCGCGCCTCCCAGTCGGGAACCTCGATCTCGCCGTGGGCCGGGGGCCAGTCCCGGCCGTCCCAGCGCCCGCCGGAGATGTGGTCGATCATGCGGACCACGGGCATGGCGTCCTCCTGTCCCGGTCATGCGTAGGCTGGCCTGGTTCCCCGCCCGCCCGGTGGTCACTCACCTGGCGGGCGGGGCCACTGCCGCCTACGTCGTCGTGGTTAATTGTCATTAGCCACGACGATTGCTGTAACTGTTATCCCGTCCGCTGTCGGACTGCCGAACGGGTCTGCGCTGAGCAAGTTAACTGCTGCCCGGACCCAGCGCGCAGCTTTACCCGTCGTTATCGCGAGCGTGTTCAGCCCGGCTGGTGCAGGACTCGTTCCTCCTGCAGCCAGCGACACGTCGATGCTCAGATCGTAATAACTGATCGAGTCAAGCGACCCGTAGAGCTGCAGGATCGCCTGGGATCTGTCCGGATTACTGATCACCCACTGAACGGCGAACGCTCCCATCACGCGGTTGAGGTCGACGGCGGCGCCGTTATTCATGCCGATAGAAGCGATGCCGATCAGGTGCGTGTCGAAGGACTTGTCAATACCGGTCCAGGGCACGACTAGCCCTCCCTTCCTGCAGAGCTGCTGTCTGAAGGTGCTCCGGCATGAAGCAGGACAGCAGGTTCCTCGAGCCAGGTGAACGACTGAGCGGCACCGGGACCGCCTTCTGCGCGGGCAACGCCTGTTAGCAGCAACCCGCAATGCACGCACCGCCACAGCGCCAGCCGGACGGACGCAGTGCCATCTCTGGTCTGGGCGTCAGCCACCAGGAAGCTGCCTGCATCACCCTGATGCGGCATGTACTCCCCGCTGGCCCCTTGCGCTGCTACCGGGCAGCTTCCGGCAAGCTTGAAACTGCCTTCGCTGCCGAGTGATGTAAGCGCATAGTTGGGTGGCACCTGTGAATTCCCTCGCCTCCTGGTTCCCCGCCCGCCAGCTAGCTGCTCATCTGACGGGCGGGAACGCTACCTCGTACCTTGCTGTAGTTTTCGTGTTCGAACTTGTCGAACAGTATTACGCGCTAGCTCCGACATAGAGCTTAATGGCGCCCGTACGGTCGACAAGTGTCCCGTCACCTCGGAGGATGGCCCGGAAGGTCACCAGGTCGGACCCGAAGGCGAAGTCGTCACTTCGTTCGAACCGGACCCCGCCGACCAGCCGGACGAAGAACTGGCTGAAGTCGCCGAAGGCGATCGACTTGGCGCTGATCGCCTGCGCCGGCATGAACGGATCGGCGACCAGCGGCTTGCCGAGCAGCAGGTCAGGGCTGCCGAGAACCGCGGACGGCTCCCAGATCGGCCTGCCGGTGGTGTCCGTGATCTTCCGGAAGCCACCGATGGTCTTGTCGGCCGCCAGCCAGTAGCAGCTGCGGCTCTGGCGGTACGGCGCGATGACGCTGTACTCGAGGTCCACGAGGTTGGCGTAGCTGGGCGCGCCCGATACGCCAGTCACCGAGCCGGTGACGCCTGTGGTCGCGGTGGTGATGATGCCCGCCGGCTGGCCAGTTCCGGTCCCGTTCACGAGGTCGTTTCCGAACGCGTTTCCGAGAGCACGCCCGGCCTGCATGGCCAGGTAGCCCAGCAGGTCTACTGCTGTATCATCGATGAGCTCCCGCGCCACCTGCAACAGGATGCCGTACTTGAACGCGGAGAGTGGCTGCATGCTGAACGCAGGGTCACTAGTGGGCAGGGATCCGGCCTGCGCCGCCGAGGCAGCACTCGAATGTGCTGTCGTCTTCGGCACCTGGAGTGTCTCGCCGCCACCAGTGTTAAGCACGGTAGGCCCGCACTGCATGACACCAGAGACCTCGATGAGGTGGGCGATGAGCATGTCGTAGAAGTCGGTCGGGATGATCGCTGAGGCGGATGTGGTTGAACCGCCGCCGGCGGTCGTCAGGACGCGGTAGTTGATCGGCCCGAGCGACGGATCGCGCCTGACCTCGAGCACCCGGCCGGCCCCCTCGTCGCCGCGCGCCCAGGCGCGGATCTCCTGGAGCATCTTCGGGCCGCCCGCTGTTCCCTGGGCCTGGCCCCGGGCGGGCGCCTTGCCGGAGAGGGCGTCGTAGGCGTCGTCCGCTTCCTTGGCCCGCTTCTCTGTGTCCAGGACCGCGCGGATGCGCACGTCCAGCTTCTGCATCTCTTCCTGCAGGGCGTCCCACCGGCCCTGTTCCTCCTCGGAAAGAGCCCGGTTCTCCTCGGCCGCCTTCTCGGCAATGCCCTTGGCCTCTTCCCAGACGTTCAGACGCCTGTCGCGCAGTCGCTTTGCGACCTCAGAAGGCATGATCTGTTCCTTTCGTAACGTGTTTGCCTTCTGCACCTGCGCCCGCTCCGTCCGCTTGCAGCTACGGCCTCAGCGCGCTTGCCTTACTTCGAACTGGTTCT